AAGTGTGGGTTTACGAAAAAGTCACAGTATCCACCGTATCTTGCTTCGTAAGAGTCACCGCTTTCTCTTAAGAAAACAGTTCCATCTTCGTCAAACCACTCAAATCCACCTGGTCTACAACATAATTCGATGTGCTTGTCATTTAAGAATAACATTTTTTCATCACTTACGAATCTTGAAGCTAGAACAGGAATTGCACCGTCTGGTGACATATACTCAACACCAGAGAAAGAGATTGATCCTTTAAATTTCTTATCCTTTGCAGGAAGGTTGTATCTCTTGTGGTCTTCTAATAAGTTAAGAAGTTTAACATATTGGTGGTAAGAAGTAAGAATCATAGTTGGAGATTCACCAGATTGTCTCTTGATGTTTACAACAACTTCATTCATTAGGTCAGTACTTAATGCAGCACTTGACGCATCTTTTTGGTAAGCTTGCCATCTTCTTCCGATAGCAATACCTTTGTAAGTACCAGAAGTAGCTGCTAGAACTCCCTCTAATCCTTCTAATTCACTATCTTTAGAGTTTTGCATGTAAATAGTATCCGAAGCACCAAAAGGAGCCGGAGTACCAGTATCACCAATAACGTCCATTCTTGCAGAAGAACCAGTAAGGTGAAGATCAAAGTTGATTGAACCTGGAACAGAAGAGTTAACAACAATGTCTACAACTTCAAGAGGAGTAGTAGTTTCAGTGTTGATCTGAACCATGTCACCGATCTCTAAAGACTCGATGTGAGCTAAAGAGTAAACTGCTGATTGATCTAATTGAATTACATACGGGTCACCTGCTGAACCAACACCTGAACAGTTACTGTTAGATGCAGAACCAGTGATGATTACACCAGTGTTGCTGATAGGCGCTCTAGTGATTTGTCTTTCTAAGTTTCTGTTGAAAGACTTAGTAGCGATTTTAACTGGGAATTTTGTCATTCTTACGAAAGATCCTTCGTCAGTTTTAGCCGCTTTCATAGTTTCTCTATCAATACTAACAACAGCATATAGCTTTTGAGTAGATAAAGAAGCTTGACCGATTTTGTTATGGTTCGCAGTAGGTAGAGAACCGTTTCCAACACCACCACCGATAGATTGTACTACAGGTCTTTTTAGTGAAGAACCAACAAAGTCTTGTTTCTTTTGAATACGTGCGAAAAGTACGTTTTCTTGATTGAATTGTTTTTCGATTAATTTTCCATATTTAATCTTCATTAAATTAGCTTCGTCTGAAGCCGTATAAGTCCAACTTGCCATTTTTTATCCTTTTATAACCAGTCTTCTAATTCAGGATCTATTTCATCCTTTACTTCTGGTTTTTTAGTTTGTTTTACTTTAGAAGAAACCTTTTTATTTTCTAGCTTCTTCCCCAATTTTTGTTCTACGTTTGTTTTCCTTGAACTTTCAATTGCCTGGTTCAATACCTCTTTCAGATCGTCATCTGTAAAGTCAGGATATTTCTCCTTTACATTTACTAGTTCTTCAACCCACTTATCTTCATTCTCGAGTTGCTCACCAGAAGCTTTTACAATGCTCTCCGCTTGTTCATACATTCTACCGTAAAGTATCGTGTCTTTAACAAGTTCCGGCGAAACATTATTACCGTCTTCTTGAGTCTCTAAGAATGATTTAGCCGATTGCCATTCATCCTCGCTTATTTCGTTAGCTTCCCGAATACTGTTAATAGAGTTTTGAAGTTCCATTTGGCTTGCCTCAAACTCTCTACGCTCATTGTCGGACTGACGTTGTTGCGTTAAATAATCATTCTGGCTATTCAGATATTCGTTCTGAATCTCCGTTGGGTTCATTTGTTCTCTCCTCATAATCTCTGGTCTAAGGGCAGCAATTAATTGCTCTTTAACCATATAAGGAGGAACCCCTGCAAATTCCCCAAAATATTGCATAGCACCTACAGAATCTCCATCTCTTAAGTGTGTTGCAAATTGTCTTATGTATCCGCTTATCTCTTCTTTATCCGCTTCGTTCTGCTTCTTTTCTACATCTAACTCACTAAAACGTCTACTTATTTCTTTCTGACCTATAAAATCGTTCTTAAGATCTTTTAAGGTCGCTTTTTCTCCATTTATATCAATCTCTAAAGATCCGTCTTCGATTGCTTTAGCAAGTTCAACAGGCGTGTCCTCAGACTCTCCTTCGGATTCTTCACTTCCGTCAGTTTCTTCTTGCTCGTCTTCTGACTCGCTATCTTCCGATTCTCCTTCTTCTTCTTGGGAATCTTCTTCTTCACTTTCAGACTCTTGCCCTTCGTCTTCTTCCTGTTGTTCGTCCGATTCCTGCCCTGGCTCCTCAACTTCTTCGCTCTCCTCTACAGACTCGTCCATCTCCATTTCATCTAGTTCATCAAAAGGGTCAACCCCTACATCCTGCTGCTCCATCAGCAACTGATCTAAATCACTCATAAATTTCCTCCATTTATTAGTACTATCTTAATACTATTATTAATTAAAATCAAGTATTATTCCTCAGAAATATCATCTTTATCTGTACCAGGAATCATACCACTAACTTCCTCACCACGATTAGCCTGTCCCTGAACCATAGCTTCCTGATGTTCCGCACTTACTGGTGCAGATGTATCATGGAAGAATATAGGAAATAATCTTAATTGAGCTACTTTCGCTTGAAATAATGGACTGTTTTGCATTTTCTCAATAATAAGTTGCTCAGTAACGTAAATATGCTCTTTCATGGCTTTTTGTACTTCTGGTCCGGCTTCTTCTTTAAAACTACGGTTTTGAATAGCACGTACATGAGATTCCCAATGTGTTAAATGATCTTCCCAATCTTCCGGCATCCCTACATCTTCACCTGCTAATAAATCCTCATTTTCAGAGTCTGCTGCTTGAATCGCATCTGTGGCTAATTTAACCATACGGTCTGTATTACCAAGATCTAGTAACTCCTCCCAGCGCTCAGGACTAAACAGGTTAGGATTACGTTGCATAGTATCCATAATTCTTTGGATCTTAGCTGATTTCGTTTCCGGTAAACCAGTAGAGTTATCAAATCTGATATCATAGTTCTTAGATAAATTAGATACGTCAAAATGTTTAATTAAATGTTTATTATTATCACCAACGATTCTTAACATACGTCCATCGTCAACTTCATAATAATCACCTGCTACAGAGATAGACATTTTTGCAATATCCAGGATTAAAAATCCATGCTTACTAATATCTGTTGAATTTCTTTCATTCTCAATTTCATTTAGGAATTGTAACGCAGAAGCGGCTGTAATACCTTTAGGTACTTCACCTCTAGATAGTCCTTGAGAACCATATACGGTCTGCATATCTTGTTTAATCTGTTCTCTAAACGAATATACTTCTGGTGGGTTACTTGCTACTTGAGCCAATTGAGGAGGTACGGGACCTGAGTATTGTACTACAGTATTATCGTTTCCTAATTGTTCTATTTTACAAGCGCCTTTAGGCATAAGCCATTTAGCATGTGCAGTTAAATAAATATTCTTTGCAATTAATGTAGATACGTTATCGTACATTTTTTGTAATGGTAGAATAGTCTCATAATTACTTACACCATTTAATACGTTTGGTACGTCCATATCTGTAAGTCTTACAAAGTTCATTTTATCGTGAGAAAATACATTTTCATCCATTTCTAGGATAGCATCTTTAGTAAACTTAATAGCTACGTTTTTATCATCCATTTCTTCAGTCTTCTTATGGAAAAACTTATAAACTATAACGTGATCTTCTAGAAGTCTATCTTCAATGCTTTCTATATCGAATATTTTTAATTCATCTTCACTTTTAATTAGTTTTGCTTTATCTGGATGTTGATCTTTTACCTTCTCTACTTCTTCAACTGTAACTCTGAAACAATATTCTACGTCATCAATATTTAACTTTCTTTGAAGTAAGACTCTCCATGGTAAATCTACCTCATAACCAACATCACCAGTTTTTAATGGTTTTGACATATCGTATGAAGAACCATCAGGTAAAGTGATTTCAGATAAACCTTCGTTTCTAGCTTCTACATATAAAGGATCTAGATCCCCTTTAGTTTTATCATAATCAATGAACATAAATGATTCACCAAAGATACGAGCTTCTCTATGCATCTTTTGAACCATAAAGTCCAGGTTGTTAAGATAAAATAAATGTTTAATCAATAGCCCGACTACTTTAGCTGAAGCTCTATCAGCATACTCATCATTCGATGGTAATACTTCTACAGCCGGCTTGAGTCGGGTCATTTGACTAACTTTAGTCTCTGTTAAGTCTCTAAGGTGATTGACAATAAATTTGTTCATGCGAGACATTCGCCTCCCATTATTATTGACATTTCTTCGGCGGTCCCATCTGTTAAGGGAAAGTCCACGGTAGGCAGTTAAATTAGTCCGTTGTGTTTGAGTCCGTGACTTTGCGTTATGAGTGAGAGCATCCTTTACCTTGTTTAACCAAGACAAAAGTTCTTTTTCATTTTTCTTCTTATATACTTTATAAAAGGGTTGTACTTTTTCTGTTAATTCATAATCGTCTATTTCGTCAAATAAATCGCTCATTTAATTCCTTATATACTAAATATTTCTTTATCTTCATCATCAAGAGCAAATTCAGGCATATCCCTTTCAATGTCTTCCTGATGAAGCTTATTCTGTTTATTTATAGCTTCTTCCGATGTAGCCCATTTCTTAAGGTACTCTTCATTAGCTCTTTCTATTTCCTCATCAACAGGCACCATTTGTACCGTATGAGTAGCTTTTTCTCTGGCTATTAACATTATTACAGATACCATAGAAAAAATGACCGCTATGGTCGAAAGAATAGCCGAAGCTATTATTATCCCTAATTCCATCTAACCCCTCCAAATCAATCTCTGATTGGTACTATAGTAATACTATCGGGGCTAAAAATCAAGTCCCAGAGGGATTTTACCATAAAAAAGAGATATTTTATTTGACAAGCCTATTTTTATATGTAAACATGTCTTAAGAGGAACCTTTAGTGAGAACATGAGCGAACCGTAAATGCCTAACGGCAGACACGTTTATAACTAAGTTAGTCGAACTCTATATCAAAAATAGCATCCATCCAATCTTTCTCTAACTCTCCTCTATCCTCTTTATGTCTAGGTTCTCTAAATCTTCCTTCTCTAATACCTTCTCTATCTGATCTATATCTAACAGCTTCCAGTACAACATGCATATCATAATTAGAAGCAGCATTGAAATAGCGCCAACAGTCTATTACATGATCGTGCTTCTTAGGAATATTACCCTTATCATCCAACGCATAATTCTCAACCTCTTTACAAAGGTTTACACATCTATCACTTATTTTAACTAGTTTATGAATCAGTTGATCCTTAATTAAACTTAAGCCGTCTTCCTTCTTATTATGGTTCTTACTGGTAGGTTTAAAGTAAATACCATATTGGTCAAGTACTTCATTCATAAACCAGGCAGCAGCCTCATCAGCCGTTTTATCCCAATTATCTTCTAAACTAGATCCGGGATATACCCCTAAAGCCTTAGACTCCATATGGGGGTAAATTCGCCTTGTAGACGTGTTTCTCTGATCCGTGACATATACCTCGTCCAGTATGTAAATTTGACGACTATAGGGATTTAAGGCTACAATTAGAGCGCCAAAGCATGTAACCGTTCCTGGGTCAGCAACTAAGTACCATTCCAACCGCTTTAAATCGTTCTTTATCTCGTCCATTATGTCTAAGTGGTTGAAAACGTGTTGATTCCTGTTAAACATAGGGAATATAGATCGTTTACCGCCTTGCATAACCTTACTATAATACTCTAGTTGTACAACATCCTCTTCACCTCTGGCTAATAACTGCTTTATTTCTTGGTCAATAATCTGTTTTTGAGCCGGCATATGGTTAATAGGGTTATCGAACGTAGTTCTTTCAGCAACATACCATTCATCAGGATTATCTTGGGCATATTCCAGGATCTCATTATATTGATCCATGTTCTTGTTTCCTGGTCGTGGTTTTGTTCCAATAATAACTAATGGAGCCGCCTTTGCCGCCCTGTTTGGAGCAAATTCTGTGTGCCATCTATGATTAAAGGCTTTAAATTCATCGTAAACGGCGATATGAGGCGTTAACCCGTTTGCAACAGCATAGTTATCCGAACCAACGATCTGAATAAAAGATCCATTCTTTAATAATATCTTCATATTTTGGTCTTTTATACCATAAGGGTGCTTAATGTACTTCTTTGTATCTTCTCCGAGGAACTTCTGTATTCTCTGGTTATCCCAAAGAATCTTACGAGCATGGACCGCTTCTGGACCAACGTAGTAGCAGGCTGATCCTGGGTTTAAAAGAGCGTGGCGCCATAGAATGTAGCCAACAAGCTCCGTTTTCCCCCATTTACGTCCACAAGATATGAATAGCGAGTTAATTGCGTTTTCTTCATTATATAACGGAGCTAACTGCTTTATTTGATCGGGATGAAGCCTGGTTTCTAGACCGACTTTAATCCCGTCTCCTCTGGCTTTGTTTAAATCTTCTATTATCTGTAGGTAAAGCTGTTCATCCTTATCTAAGATGTGTAGTTTATCATCTTGCATATTGAATTAAGAAAGATTGTAAATATGATAAAGGAACCATAAGAGGTTCACCAGGATAAGCCGGGCTTCCTGCAAATAGGACTCCTGCAACTTTACCAAATTTGTTTACAACAGGCGATCCAGAGTTTCCTCCATAAGCCTGACAAGAGATTTGAATAGAATCGTAATAACCTGGTCCAATCCAAGGCGCTCTTACACGCTCTAAAGAAATGTAGTGACCTTTTCTTATGGTTTTTCCAATTCCTCTTGGATGACCGATTAAAATAAGTTCGTCCATAGGTTCAGATTCCTCTTCAGCCAGTTCAAGACCGTCATTTCGGTCACTTGTAACTAGACATAGATCGTGAATATTGTCTATAGCAATGATTTCACCTACATAGCTTTCAAATTGAATATATTTATGTCCATATATTCTTTTATGGGCGTCACATACATGTTTATTTGTAACTATATAAACCTCGTCATTATATTTTAAATAAAATCCGGTAGCATATCTTTTATTATCCATAATTAAAACATTAAAAGACACTACATGTTTTCCAACCCTCTTTTCTAGAGACTCGATTTTCTTTGGCATAACATCAATAGTTAACGATATTAGTATTGCCAGTATTGCACATACCGATAATTTAATTAAGCTTTTCATCTTTTTCCTCCGAGTCTAAATTAGCAAATGGATCTACACTAATCTTCTTTTTTAACTCTTTACTTGTTAATGGTTTGTCTTGGTTTTCTACAATATCGGTCGGTTTTCCTTCATCCAACCTTAATATGTTATCTAAAGTCTTTAATATGTCTGCTGCTCGTGTTGCCTCTGTCATTGATGGCGGTTCATGTCTGGTTGCCAGGGCTTCTAATGAACGTGACATAATATTTACTGCTGATTGAGTCATTTTGACAAAATCGGTCTTCTTTGCATCCGTAAAACTGGAAAATACTTCGTTCTCCGCAAGTTTGCGCTCTGCTTGCCAGGCGTTACTATTAATGTGCCAGGTAACAGTAGCTCTAACTACCTTAAATGTGGAGGCAATCTCAGATATTGGAACGTAACTCATGTACATTTCCTTCATCTTCTCTATTTGCGTTTTATTCAACTTTTTTTGTTTACTCATGTTTTATCCGTTTTTCCGTATAAACGACTTTTATACGCTTTTTCGTATATCAGTGTTTAATTATTTCCTCATCTTCGTCTTCTTCTACTTCAAACTCATATTCTTCTTCATAAGAATTAATACAGAAATAGGGAGCCATATTATATGGTTCTAAGTAGTCATTTAGTTTATTTAATAGGATAACCAGAAAAAACACTAATATACGGATTTTCATTGGTAATTCACTGTACTTCTCTGATTTTTTATTTATTGGGAGAGTCATTATTTCACCTTCTGTTTTGAGCATCTAAACTTAAAGTCATACTTTGGATAACGCACTTTAGTATATTCTTCCATGTACGTTTTAACCTCTTTACAATCGCCCTGTTTTGTAAATTGAGCTATATATACTGGATCTGGGTCCATCCCTATAAACGCATATAAAATAAAAACTATCATTGTGCCTCCCAAGTTGTTTACAACGCCGAGCTTACGCTCTCTAAGTATTTTAATATTTTCTTACTGGTATTCTCTATATCCATAAGATGATCTTCTAACATCTCACATACAATTTCTTCAAAATCTTCTACTGTTAAATCGTTGCAAGAACTGAGATGACAGCCGTGTATAAAGGCGTGAACAACCTCATGTATAACAACATTTTTCTTAATAATATCTTCACGAAATACCAATGCCCTATCTATTTTATCAAAATGTCCTACAGAATCGTCTGTATGTTTCTTTATATATTCTTCTTTGGTTAAGAGTTGGACCTCTATTTTTATACCTTTGATTGAAACGATCATTCGTCATCCCATTTAAAACATTCAAACGCTTCTGGCTGTGCTGAAATCCAATGATCTTGACACATCCCTGCTTCTATTGGAGGCAGCATCCCGGCTTCTTCTATAACTTCCATTACACACATTATGTCAGGGATTGTTAAATGAGGTATTCTAAAGAATATTTCGTTTATTAAGTCGGATCTTTTCATATCAAATACCCTATCATTATTCTAGTCGAATGTCAAGAACAGGACTATGACTGTCAGGAATATAAGTTAGCGAAATTAGGGGGAATACTTGCTTTTTCGAGCGAAGTCAAATCACATATTTAGTTGGTACGTTCGAGCTAATCTCACTTCAACTAAATTAGGGGGAGGTGTGTCTAAATACTTGTTATTATTAGTATTTTTCCCTTAATACTTTTTAGGGGGGTGGTATGTCTGAGAGGTGTCTGGACACCTTATAAACAATATAACCTTGCTAGGGTGCCTTTATTAAAAGGGGGACTATGTTGGCATGGAGTTTGCAGTAGCATATACTGTACCATGATTGAACTGAGTTGGCATGACAATTGCATTAACAAGTTTTGTGCCAGATATATTTAGAATTGTTTAGGGGGAAATTGGTTAAGCTTGGTTTTGGAATTGCATAAGCAAGATTGATGCCAAAGTACATAACTATGTTATTAACAAAGTCTTAAGCCATAACATAAACAAGATTTATAGACAACCATAAAAGAAGTCATAAATAAAACTTTAGTTAAATTAAGTTGATTAAAGTAATTATATTTAAATTAGATATATTTAATTTAGTCAAGCTATAATTAATATAATTAAGTTATAATTAAGTTATAACCATATTACAATTAAATATGTTTAACTTTGTTTATCTATATTATATAGTAGTATGGTTATAACCATATTATAATGTAATACTGTTATAACAAGTTTTAAATTAAGTTGGTGAGTAATACGGTTATGAATTAAGTTATCGTCTCATGGCTTTAATTTACTAGCAATTAAGGCTTCGTTTATGGCTTCGTTATTGTAGTACAATTATTTTAATAGTAATAAGAAATAGTGTCAAGTCGATGTATAACTTATGGTTATTATTGAGGTTAGGAGCGCAATCCTATGTAATATCAAGTACTTAGACCATGGCACAAGGTTAAAATAATTATCACTATATAACTCATTGAAATCATTACAATTTAACACTTTATTTTAATTTATTTTACTGGATTTAACATTTGTTAAGGACAACTAAGTCAGACTCTGTTAATCTAGTATTGAGCTTAACAAGGAACAAACAAATTGTTAAAGCTTTTAAAATTATAACCGATAGAATAATTAAGAGGTGATTATGAGTAATAAAGCTAAAAAAGAATATTTACTTAAAAAAGCCAGAACTTATTATTACATGGCTAAAGGCACAAGGCAACAACACTATTTAATTAAAGCCAGAAATTGTATTAATGAGATCAAAGTTTTAATGTTAAGTGAGGTTTTATGAGATTCTTAATAAGAAAATTAAATAACGGTAGAAAAGCTATATTTATAGTAACAAAACAAAATCGTAAACATATTAAGTTTATGTTACTTGACGATAAAGACTTTAGCTATTTCAAAGGTGGCAATTGTCGTTGGATTAATCTTGGACTATTTCAGATTAAAACTAAAGGAATTTAATTTATGTTAGAAATTATTTTACTTTGTATAATACTTTATACTTGGAAACAATTACAAGATTATAACTAAAATCTATTTAGGAGGTTTATGAAAGCAATTATCCCCGAAACTGTGTTTATTAGCGCACAACTAGACAACTATGACAGTGATTCAAACTCACTAAGAAACGAAGCCTTATACTCGATTTTAGAAGATTTGGGTTGTAGATTTCAGCAGACTCATGGCTATTACAAAGGATCAAGTGAACTTTCCTTTATGGTTATTTTAGAGCCAAATAAAGGCTTTACAGAAAAATTCTTTGCTAATATAGCGTTTGAAAACTTTGGTCAAGAATCAATATTATACAGAGACAATACTAAAACTGGCTATTTGCTTTATAATAAAGGTAAAGGTGCTGAAAAATTAGGTAAAATTGTTGAAATTACTGAAAAACAAGCTAAATCTAGAGACAATTACACCTATTTTCCAATGAGTAATAGATATGTTGGTATATTATAATGGAAAATTTAAAGATTAATTGGTTCGACGTTATTTTATATAGTATTTGCATAGCAATAATTATATATAATAGACCATAAATAAATTTTATAAGCTACGTAGTAGCGAAGATCTTTGATCTTTAGTGTAATTTTCGAGCAAGGTTTTAAACACTATAACTGTAAAATCGAGCGTATTTTTACTTTGGAGGAATTATGTCAAATTGGTATTTTGAAATAAATGAATATTGTATGCACTTAAGTGAAGCGTTTGATGTTCCATTGATTAAAGTTGCAGGAATATTATCAGCATTATCACCTAATAATAAGTTTGAACAGAATTGCATAGACCTTGAAAACTTTCTAATAACCAAAGGAAAGTCAAAGGCTAGTACATATTTTAATCAGCGAGAAAAGGCTATGAAAATTCTTAATCTCAAAAATTATGATGAGGAAACGATTAAAAATATACTTGGAATCAAGGCTTTAAAGACTCGTGCATTTTTTGAAAATATATATCGTCCTGAAACAAGTGAAGCCGTTACCGTTGATTTATGGCAAATTCGCTGGGCAAAACGATTGAATATTATTCCTGAAAAAGGCGTTTTAACAGAAAAGCGTTATAGGAAAATTTCAGCACGAGTTAAAAAGTATGCGAAAAGATTGGATATAATGCCGCATCAATTTCAGGCTTTATCCTGGGAATATTTAAGAGGAGCGAAATACTAATAAACAAATATTATTTATATGGAGGA